TTATAAGGATAGTTTTTGACCAGGATAAATCAAGTTAATATTCCTGATCCCATTATTGTGTGCTAGAGTATATACATTTACACCGTAACGATACGCGATACCAGATAATGTATCACCATAACGGACTGTGTACGTTCTCTTAGCAGATGCATTCCCAGTCACCCTTAAACGTTGGCCTGGATAAATCCAATTAGGATTATTCAAGCCATTTAAGCGTTGTAAGTTTTGCCAAGTAGTACCATAACGACTGGCAATACCACTTAATGTATCGCCATATCTTACTATATAGTAACTAGATGAAATATTGTTAGTTACACTAACTATTTCTACATCTCTAGCATTAATCCATGACATAATGCCACCTAACAATAGTTTACTACCTGATACTTCTTGCACCTTATAAGTATTGCTTTGTACCCAGCTTGGCATGCCAACACCGTTAGCCCAGCGTTTCACACCGAACTTAACGCGAACAGTATCGCCCACTTTAATGGCACTCTTAGGCGTGTTGTCGGCTTTTTGTCCTTGCTGAATAGCTTTTGTTTCACTATTAGGCCGTTCTGCATTACCTTTCTTATAACCATTTAAAGTAATGCCTAGTAAATCAACATTGTAATCATATCCACCAGCAATTGCAGTAGACGTAAATTGCCACATATTGATACCGTCCATGGATGGAAAATAGTTATAATCCGGTCTCGTCATCACAGAGTAATCACGATATGCAGCAACCCATAAACAATTAGGAAACTCGGCTGTAATCCGCTGACGATTTAAGTGAGCTAAGATATAAGGTTTGTACGAGTATAGTACTGGGGTATAACCTGCTGCCTTAATTCTACGTAAACCATATAATACATTATCTGTATTGGCTTCCCTATTAGCACTAGCACCACTTTCATAGTCCAAGGCAACAATAGAGCCTTTTGGTGTTTGCACCCTTGGTAAGTAGTAATCAAGCATCGCCTTGGTTTGCGCTTGGTTAGCACCAGTCTCCATATAAATATAGGTGTGCATTCGTAAACCCATTGCGATACCGCTTGCCACTTGTGATTGATAGGTTGCTTGTGGAATAAATGTCCCATTGTAGTAGCCCCCTATTTGAGAAATAGCAAAGCTATCTTCAGATGTTACCTTTTTAAGAGTGTTGCCTTGATATCTAGAACCATCAACTCCATAATATCTAGCAGCATCAGCATTCATTGGCAATAAAAAAAGTCCAACCATACAGGTTAGACCTACAAGCCATTTCTTATTCAATTTAATCATTCTTACCACCTTTTTCTTGGTGCTGAGTTGCAAGTTCTAAAGCCTTGCTTGCTGTTTCATCTATGGATTTGACTGTTTCTGTGTCAACAGTAACTCCATCGACTAAACCTAGGATACCGCCGATGGTTAAAATCGTGTTCACAAGGTCCATAACTCGTGACGGATCACCTGTAAACTTAATTCCAAAAATTGCACATAATTGTTGGACTAGAACAATCAGTAGCAACGCCAGAGAAGTAATTGTCTTGCGATTCAACTTTCCATCTTCATTGATAAAGGCTTTTTTAATCATTGTGTCCACCCCTTCTAAAAACTTCCTTTTCGAGATTGATAACCTTGGTCTTAATCTCCTGAGAATCAATTAAATGATTTTCAAAACTCTTACCTAAATTGCGGACTTCGACCTGCTGTGCACTATTATCGTGCTTTAACGCTTCAATGGTTTTACTGAGATTATCAATCGCATATCGCAACGGCTGCATTGTTTTATCAAGCGCACGGTTTAGTGTTCGATTAAAAATCTGTCCCACCCCCGTAATAATTGCCGTAAAAATTCCCAATAATCCAACCCACTCGTTGATAGAGAACCCCAAAAAAGTATGCTGCATCTCCTCACCTCTTTCACAGATACTAAAAAAAGACCTCAGTTAAGAGGTGCTTTTTTATGCTTCGTACATGTCCAACTGGATATTGATTGTTAGGGTTCCATCTTTTACTTTGTCACTAGGTTCATCTAGATATAATCTGCCACCACTATCACAGAGTACACGTACTCCATTTGTAGCCGTGTTACCACCATGCCCACCAACCGGACAAAATGCATATACTCCTTTCAAATTATACTTTTTATTTCTAAAAGTAGTACTAGTAGGAACTGCCATCGCAATCGGGTTGTTATATCCATAAGGAGAGCTTGAGCCTGATGTACCACCAATATCTCCATATAACCAAGCTCTGCCTGGTGTAAGCACTAACTTTAGCGAGTTGTTGTTAATCGTTTTCCAACCGCTACTTAGCGGAATGGAAATTTCTTTGCGCTCTTCCAAATTTAATGTCTGTTGTGTTGTATCGAAATTATCGTTAATTTTCTTTACTCCGTCTTCGTCACCAATAGCAATTTTTGTGAATTGAACCATTTTATTTCCTCCTTATTTCAAATAAATCGCTTTATATCCTACAAAGGCACTGTATACACCATTGTGTAAAGTTAGTTTCGTGTTTTCAGGCATTTTAGTAAAGTTTGATTGCAATTCAATCACACTTTGACCGTTTGTACTTGAAGTGACTTTTGCTGATAGTACTTGACGATTACCACCCCCAAACATTCCTTTTGGCTCGGTTCCAATTGGTACTAACCCCAAGCTATACTCTTGATAGTGAAGGGTTGCTGTACTGCCAACAGCCATTCCTTTATCAACTAGCAAGCGAATGCCTCTAGTGGTAACTGTTATCGTACTTTTAGTTCCTTCTCTTTGTCCGTTATAAGCCGCAACTCCAAACTGATAGCTAGTAGCCGGTAGCAATCCAGCTAAGGTATATGACTTTGAACTAGTAGTAGCTATCAAGCTCGAATTCTTATAAATCCGATACTCCATAACATTACTCCCAGGTCAAAGTTGCACCAGTTGCTGTAATGTTGCTTGATGTCAGAGAGTTTACTGTAACCAAAGCTTCATATACCTTTAATGTCAGTACATTAGATGTTTTACCTGCCAAAGTTGCCTGAATGGTTGTCGTTCCAACACCAATTGCATTAACGTTACCGAAGTTATCAACCGTTGCTACTTGCGTATTAGTACTAGTTAACGTTGGCACACCTGAAGTTTGATTAGGTGGTGTTACAGTAACTGTAATTTTAGCCTTTTCTCCCACTTCAAAGCTTGTTTTAGTAAGAGATAAAGTAATTGTTGAAACTGGGATCTCGGCAGTTGTTACTGTGATGATGTTAGATTTGGCACTTTCTCTAAGCCCGTTGTAAGCCGATACAGCATATCGATAAACCGTCTTCGGCTGCAATCCCGTATCCGTATAGGTTTTGGTATCAGTGACTTCGCCAATCTTAGTCAGTTCCCCTGAAGAGCCGATCCCGCGATAAACGTAGTATTTCATTTTCTCACTCCCAATCTAGTTTTTCTGTATTTCCATTAAGTGTCGTCCCTTGTAGGTTCCGAGGTGCTGCCAAATCATCAACATTGTAGTTAGTGCTGTTACTGTCATTTCCAGCTAACGCCCGTGAAGAATCAACTGTACCATCCAATTCAATACTGAGCGTTTTATAGCCGTCAATTAGGCGCCACTTGTCAACTTCAAACTTTGGTTTGCCCGCCATCCGATAATCTAACGGTAATCGAACAATGCAAGTGTCCATGTCACTGTATTCAACGGTAGCAGGCACATCAACGTTGTGATAACCCCCAAACGATCCTTTCGGACCAGTCCCGATCCCATCAGGTTCGGTTCCCAGTGCGTACTCATAGTATCTAACCCTAACTTTAGGTTGTCTGTGTTGGTTGTGCTTGATAGTTACAGTGAATCCAGTAGGAATATATTGAGCAACTAAATTTTCAATATTTTCCATCCGGTCATCTACCGTTGCAAAAGCCCCATACTTCTTACTATCACGAGCTAAGATGATCTCACTGTCTTTAGTAGCATTAGCTACAACTTCCCGAAATTGATTCTCGATATCCGTTTGCCTGGTCTCAACTTGCCCTTGTCGTTCTAGTAGGTCGTTTTTGGTCCGTGTGATATCAAGCTTAAAAGCCTGTTCATCATTGATCAGGTATTCAGATATTTTGGCACTGAATAACGTCCATTGAGCTATAGCTTCTCGAACATCATCGCCATACATTTTTTCACGGAGCCATGTAGCAACCTGCATCGCCACCGTATCAATATTCCCTATTGATAAAACATTCATCAGTTTGTCTGTATCATCAGTAGTGATTGGTGTTTCATCACGATAAGCCATCTTCTTCCTCCTTTCATTTAATAAGCGCTTTGAAGCGGTCACTGGCACCGGTGTTCATGTCGACATTACCGGTAATTCCTTTAACCGCCCCTTTACTTGTGTATTGCCATAAGTCATACGGGTGAGTTGGTTTCAAGCTGTTAGCCAAACTACCATCATTTTGACCATAAGACGGGATCCAGATTGCTCCTGGCCGAGATACGTTTAAATTGAAGCTGTCATATAAATGATTAGCAATGTAAAGAACAATTTTGCTGTCAGGGATTCCTAATGAATTCAATTTATTCATGTAGGCTTCCACCCCAGCTCGCATCTGGCTAACATCACCATTCATTTCCACGCTCTCGATATCGATCGCATAAAAAAGAGGTTGCTGCTTGCCTGCAACAACCTGCTGAGTGCGGTTATAAAAATCTTGTGCTTCAACTTGCGCATCAGCTGTTGAAACGGCGGCAAAGTACGCATAGACTGCATATTTTCCGCCTGCGGCGATACATTTTTGCAAGTTCTCCATGTATTTCAAATCTTGGTGAGTTGAGCCATGTTGAACCCTAATAATACTTAGGGTAACATCATCTGCAACCACCGCCGGCCAGTCAATTACGCCTTGCCATTCTGATACGTCGATAATTTTACCAACATGTTGTTCATTACCACCACTCAATGCATCTAACTGCCGTTGTAGTTCTGCAATGGTCTTTTCATATTGGCTTCTAAAATCATTCAAGCTCTGGGTGTCTTGTTGGTGTTGTTTTTCCAAGTTCCCGATATTAGCTTGTAATAAACCAATCTTATTGCGTTGATCCCGAATCACTTTCAAAATATTTGCTTGAACATTGTTGCGATAGTCCAGAATTGTCTTAGCCCGGTTGTTTAAAGTAACCTGTGTCACCTGATCTTTATCAAACGGATAGTATTGGTAGGCGACTACTTCAACTTCAGTGATATAGCCATCCTCACGTACTTCTACCCGTCTGACATCCCCAGGAACTGGCTCCTCCCGCGTATTTAAAACAGCTTCAATAGTTAAGGCTGGTTCAGGTGAAAGCTGGGTTAAAGCATACTGGCGCATGTTATTAGCGTCAGTAAAACGCTCATCAGATACATCATCGCCCCAATGAACCCCGTAGCGTTGAATCGAATCAGAATTCTCGACGACAAACGGATTAAAATAATAGCCCGCATTATCGCCTTCTTTTTCTTTGCCCAGTGCTCGTACCTTGTTCACAATTCCGGTTGAATCGTAGGTCAATTTAACTTCACTAGCGTTGTTCAAGTAATCAATCCGGTTACTATTGTTAGTCGTAAAAGCGTTCTGCTGATACACCTTGATTAGCTTGTTATCCGGATAGATCACTGCATCAGGCCAGGCTTCGGTGATTTTAGCCAGGATATCCTTGCCAGAGCAATTACCTAAGTCGGTGATTTGATGTTTGTCAAAGCTCCCGATAACCTGCCAAGTAAAACCTAGCTCATTACCATTCAAACCAAAGGCTAAAACATCATTAACCGTATATGTTAAAGTTCCAGACTTAACTGCACTCTGTCTAACCCGTTGAATCTCGCTATAAATATGTGTAGCCACAATTTGTTTGGTCGCAATTCGGTTCTGATGATCATCCACGCTCTGCTTAATAACAAACTGTTGCCCTTTCCAAATAATAGTTGCCTCTGGTTCTAACATCTGATAAGCCAAAGACCCATCATTAATCGCTGTCAGTTGTAGTTGCCAGGTCGAGTTTTTCTCCCATGAAACAACAAAGGTCCCATTTGGATAGTAGTTAAGAGGTTCCTGATTGGTGCTATTCAACCCCTTAACCAGAATCTTTTCACTAATCAATGTAGACAAACGGGAAGCTAAAAATCATTTCCGTCTCAGCTGCACCACCCACTGAGATTTTATTCCAACCCGGATCTAGCACCAGGTTACCAAAGTTTGTCTTCCCGCTAGCAGGACTGCCGTTTAGGTAAGTATTAATCCCATCTAAAACAATGGTGTCTTGCATGGACACCTGGTCATTAAAAGCCCAGTTGCTACCGTTCGTTTCATTTTGAACATTGATATCGCTCCCTTGAAACTTCATCTTAAGCTTCAGATCATTTTTTTGCATGTACGGATCAATTGGAATGTCACTGGGATTGTAGACACTGAAAGCATTATTTCTAAAAAGAAAAGCATCCCCTGTCAATACAGGTAGATGCCAACCCAAAGGATAATCATCCCAAATATCTTTTTGTTCATCCGACCGATAGCGGGAAAACTTATACCCACTCGGATTTTCAAATGCAATTGTGATCTGTGCATACTTGGCTAACGGTTCGGCTGGTTCGATGTCAAACGAAGTCGGGATAACATAGTTAACCTTCATCCTTTCGGCATCAGTCCTGAGCCGATACAAGTGCTTTTGCATAAACAACTGATAAATTTCTTGCCGTAAAGCTTTGTAGTGGTAGTAGTTCCGATACCGAAGCAAAAACTTAGCCGTAACTGTATTTTTACTGGTCGTTGAATAATAGAAAACACTGCTATCCACTCCACTATATTCCTGATAGTAATTGGTCTGAACTGGGGTATCCGTTAGACTTAAAAATTTTAGCCCAGGAATCTTAGTTGAGATTTCAAATTCCTTACTATCTTTATCCAGTTGTACATATAACTGTGGATCCATTCACTCACCACCCTTGATAATCACGCATGCCTTTATCGACTGCGATTCGCTTGTACAGACTGTTTAAATCTGTTCCTTTGTTTTGTTTCAATACATTTAATTGTTCTTCATTGACTCCGAGGATCTTAGCCATCAGATCGATTGCTAGCTTGAATCCTTGTTCTAGCTTCTGGTTAGCATCGTCTTGGCGTGGTTGCACCACATGCTGAGCATGATTATCCGACTGAGCGAAATAATCTAACGACCGTTGCATTAACTGGTAAGCTCGTGACCGTTTGGATAAGTCCAATGGAATTACCATTTCGGGCAAGTTTCCTTCGGCTACTTCATACATCCCATGGTTAGCAATCAAACCGCCATTAGCATAGCCGTGACCATTGCCTAAGAATGAAAGGCTAGAGCCGTAACGATGTCTAGCGTAATTCAACCCTGCCAACAAGTTATCGTAACCGTTCCAAATATTGTGATGACCAGGTAAAGCATTACTATTAAATGTGCTCCGCTTAGTTTGCATCAACCCTAAAGCTGGTCCTGATCCGTCACCATCAGGATCCGCTCCTGGTTGCTTAGCATGAGGATTACCACCTGATTCAGTCTTAATCTGACGCAAGACTCTAGCAATCATCGACTCACTGGTTGATAACCCCAATTTACCGAGAGCCTTTTTAACGTATGGTCGCCACCGTGCTACCCCTGAACCACCAGGATTAGCAGCACCACTTTCTTCATATCCCTTCAATAACTTAGCAAAGGCATCTTTAACCGGTTTAATGATTGACTTCTTAGCCAGATCACGGGTGTCATCCATCAAAGTTGAATGAGTAAAGTCAAATGCTTGGACGCTGGTCCAGCGCTTGAACCCATTATTTATCCATTCAACTGGCTTCTTTAAGGTATCAAGCATACTGTCAGCAATGTCTAAGACCTTGTCTTTAATTCCACTTAGTAATCCTGATAATGAAAAGCCTGTTCCTTTAGCATATCCTGGAAGGATTCCAGTGTAACTACCACTTAATACTCTAGCTGTGTCTTGTGCATTTAAGACCTGTTCACCCTGATTCAAGTGCGTGACTTCCGCCCCTCGTTGACCAACAATCCGGGCAGTCTTAGCCCATGGTGTGTAAACCAATTCGGGACCAGCTTCCCCAACCAGGGACAATCCAGTTTTGGCCACACCACCAGTAGCGTGTGCGGATATCAGTGATTGTTCTTGATATCCTTTAACACCACCGCTAAACGAACCGCCAAAGGCTTTAACAATTCCCGACCACGCATCAGATAAGAACTTCAAGGTATTATGAACGGCTGCGCCCCATTTATTGTAGGCTTTAATTCCGTTGTTACCTTCAGCTACCACGTTGCTAGAAACCGACTTGTTTTGTTTCGATGCTTCATCAACCACTTGGTCATGCTTCGATTTAGCACTTGAAACCGTCTTGTTCTTGGCTTCCTTGGCCGCTTCAATCGTGACATCACGTTCACTCTTAGCGTTCGCAATATCTTTTTCCATCATGGACTTGGTATAACCAGGAATGTCCTGATGCATCTTTTCGTATTGCGCTTTCTTTTCTTCGTAGTTCTTCTTTGCTTGCGTTACGGTTTCTTTCCGTGTCTTCTCCGCATTCTTAATAATCCGGTTCGCTTCCTTGGCTGACTTATTGATTAAGTCCTTGGCTTCCTTATCTGTTAGCTTACCTTTATCAGAACTCAGCTTTTTAAGGATCTCTTTTTGCTGCTTGGAACTAGAACCCATTTCCTTAGCGATTGACTTTGACAAGGTCTTCAGTTTCTTTAACCGCGTCTTGTTATACGATTCAGTAACTTTTTCTTTAGCCTTAGCTGTTTCTTTAGTGACCTTCTCTTGATCTTTCTTTTCCTGTTGGGCAAGCTTAGTCCGTTTCTTCTTGTATTGCTCTTGAATCTTACGGACTGCTTCTTCGCCTTTATAGGTTTTCTGACCGATCTTGACATAACCAGCCGCTTTAGCATTGCTGATAGCTGTTGCTTCCTGGGCGGCTAAGTTCTTACGTCGATTCTTGTACGTATTAGCAATGCTTTCCAGCTTCTTCTCACTCTGGTTAGTGATTGACTGTAACTTCTTATTATAGTTATCAGTTTGCTTGGTTAAACTCTGATAAGTCTCCTGATTCTTCTTTTTCCGCTTATCATCGGCAGCATTGATATCCTTAATGTATTGGTCGTATTGTTGCTTGCTGATTTTATGCTGTTTGTACATTTCTTCAACAGCTTTCTTTTCTAAATCAGCGCGTTTTTTCGACTGGGTTTGTGCTGTCTTAAGAATGGAAGCATAATACTTTTTCAATTCATTAGCCGACTTATCCAGGCTCTTTTTATCCGTCTTAACAGACATTTTAATAGCTGCCAAATCAGTTTTATTCATAGTCTTACTCAGATCACGGACAATGGATTTTTGGGCTTTAGTTAGGGAGCTTTTACTTACTTTCACACCTTTAAAGTTTACTGTTGCTCCGCTAGTGCTAATTAACATTTCATTTTTAGAGACCTTCTTCTGTGCCTTTTTAAGGGCTTTATGAGTTCCTTCAATGATTTTTTGGACAGTCTTAGATGAGCCTACAACTTCCCCGAGTTGTGAACCTATAATTGCTCCCATTGGTCCACCTGTAGCAAAGCCAATACCAGCGCCTATTGCCATTCCGGCTGATTTGCTTACTGCGGCCATTTTACTGTCGGTAGTACCACTTTTTATAGCCGAGCGAATTGATAAGCCTATATCTATTGCTGAAATACCCAAACCTACTATATTACCGACGTTTCTTCCTAGCCATTTTGTAGCATTTAACAGCTTAGATGATTTTGTGGCTACATCAGCGCTCTTAGCCACACCAGTAGCAACAGCTCCAGATGTTGCAATCTCCGATTCTACTTCTTTAGCAACATTAGTGCCAACACCCTTAGCCTTACCACCTGTCGTAGGAATATTAGTAGCTACTTCTTCAACCGCTTCACTAGCTTTACTTGCACTCTTCACAGGCGTTTCAGTATAGGCATTGCTTGCGGCCGTCTTAGCTTCGGCTAGTTTTTGATATTCAGCAGTTAGTGAAGCCACTTCGGTTTGCTCTGTTACTATTTTTGACTTAAAACCACCAAAAACTTCTACTAACTTCTGCATCTTTAAAGTAAAATTAACTACTTTGTCAATTACCCACAATCTAGCTGATAACTTAATAGCATCCCAAAGTATTGACCGATACTTCACAGCACCTTCCGCTACTTTCAGAATCCAACTAGCCACTTCACCAATTCCAGAAGCAGCACTTTTAACACTTTCCTGGAAATCCTTCTGACTAAACAAGTCACTCAGTGACTTAGTGGCTTCTGTCATGTAAGGAAGTAATTCTGCCCCAAACTTGATTTCTAAGTCTTCCCAAGCTTTTTTGAACTTCTCAGTATTGGCTTGAGCCGTTTCAGAGTTCTTTTGTGCTAGTGTTTGAACGTACTTTCCCTTATCAGCGGCTGCCTGGGTTTTCTCGGTTAACTCTCCTAAGCGTTTTGAGTTTTCAGCTAGGATCATCCCGGCTTGTTGACCGGTTGTCCCAAACAGAGCATTGAAGATGGCATTCTTGTCAGCCCCTTCCATATCCTGCGTATGCTTATTCAACACGCCCATGATGTCCGTTAAAGACCGCAAGTTTCCGCTAGCATCGACAATTTCATTCTTCTTAATTCCTAGTTTACCAAGGACTGAGTTCTTACTATCAATATTTTTTACCGCAGAAACTAACGAATTAATAACTTTTCGCAGACCTGTACCCAACATGTTACCGTACGGGCTCTTTATCCCGCACTTCACTATGTTTCCATAGTGTTCAGACTATCTTTTCATCCTTGAAAGTTGGCATAAAAAAAGAGTCCTTATGGACTCACAATTAATCATAATAATTTACTGAATATTCCACCGATAAATGAAATAAATCCAACAATTACAAAAGCAGGAATGAGCAACTCGTCAATGGAAGTGATCCCCATATTTGAAAGAGGCCATACTATTACAGCGGCAAATAATATAGCAAAAATAAAAATAAGCATAAGTTCCTTGCCGTCACCTTTTTTCGGTTTATACAGTTTCATTACTTCCACCTCCATTGGCGTTATCCGTTTCTTTCTATATTTAATTATATCACTTTCAAGGAGTTTTGCCTTCGTGGAAATTTCGGCATGAACAATGTTTTTAGCCTACTCTTTCTAGTCGTTACACCTTCCTCAGGTTTCCCTTGAGGCTTGGCTCGGGATCAACTTGCCATTGCTGGTTTAGCCTTCCCCGAATTAACAAAATGCTTGTTCAAAGCGATTACTCGCTAAGCGGCCAGTTTTACCAAAGCCTTGTCTGCTTCTAAACCTGCGTTCGATAGAACACCCATCGCACTGGCTGTTTCTGCCAGGCTGAACTTAGCTTGATGTGCCGTTGATGATACATAGGACATCCCAACCCCTAAGGACTGGAATGAAGTTGAGGTCACATCAGCCGAATATGCCAGGGCGTTGACTGCTTTCTTCGTCTGGGCGGACATTTCCTTAGTAGAAGTCAATTGTTTGCCGTTCTTATCTACGGTCATGCCAAAACCTTCTAAGGTTTGCGAGGCGACTTCCACCACATCTTTAAAGTCATCCCCCGACGCAATCGAGCCTTGTAACTCAGTATTCATTGCCCCTAGGGCTTGTTTCCCAGAGTAACCACGCTTTACCAGTTCTAAATAGGCGTCAGCAATTTCTTTTTGTGACTTTCCATATCGCAGTGAGTACTTTTCACCGTCAGCTTGCATCTGGCTAATTACTCTAGTTGCCTTAGCTACACTTTCGCCACTGGTTACCAAGTTGTTCTTAATAACGTTGTACTGACTATTTAACTTAGATGCTTTATTAGCACCTCTCACTAGCACCCCACCGAAAGCCGTAAATACTGATATACCAACAGTTGCTGCCGTCTTAATCTCATCAAAAGAACGTTTGAAAGTTGATTTTAAGTTATCTACCCCATCACGGACCCGGTGCAATGACTCTGGCCACATCTTTGTGGTTCGAATCTGACTACGAATGTCTGCTTCATTCTGCCGATAGCTAGCACTTAAGTTTTCAACAGTGATCTTCTGCTTCTGGTAAGCATCAGAAGTTGTTCCTGACGTCTGGGCAATGCTTCGTAGCAGTTCTTTTTCCTGCTTGAGTTGTACTTCCAGTGACTTACGGACATTAATTAAGCCATCAAGTTTAGCCTTAGCGGCCTGGTGAGTTCGTCCTTCAGTTTCTAACAC